ATGAAGCGCGGAGCAACTAGCGCAGATCAAGTCAAACGCGCATTAGACATCACTGCCCCGCTTAATGAGTTTGACGACCTTTTAAGCAAGCCAGTTATTGGCCCAGCTGCCGAGATTGATTTTGGCAAAATCCCGACCTTCGATGAAATGTTTAGAAAGTGGTACAAGATGCAAATTGCGGCCAACCGCTGGACGCACAAAGCCTCAATTCAAAGACCGCTTGGCGCGTATGAAAATCACGCAGCAAAAGCGTTTGGCTATTTACCGATAAATCAAATTACCCGCCGCATGATTTTTGGAACGCTGCAGGAATTGTTTTTGGAGCATTATAAAACGGGCAAGGATTTGCACTGCTATTGCAATGAGGTGTTTGAACTGGCGGTTGACCTAGAAATCATCGATAGCAATCCCTGCCCTCATAAAAAGAAGTTTACTAAGCCTAAGCGCAAAGTCGCGCATCACGGCACAATTGCTGCCAGCGAGCTGCCTAATCTCTACCAGCACGTTTTGAATGGCAAATCAGACGCCACGTTTAAGGCTGCTATGTATCTGGGCTGCGCGTGGCCAATATCGCCTATCTGCGGCAAGAGCATTACGATCCAGCAACGGGCCAATTTACGATCCCAGAAAAAGACGACGACAATCCAATGGTTGGTCTGATGAAAACTGGTAACGAGTATTCTAATATCTTCCCGCCAGAGGTGCGCGATATGATCAACGCACAATTGCTTGAGGGCCATGAGTTTGTGTTTGTGAGCCGCCACAGCAAGCGTAACGTCAATCCAGAGAGCCTGCGCAAAAACTTTAAAACGTTTGATCCCAATCTAACGTCGCACGGCTTTAGAAATTCCTTCAAAGAATGGGGCCACTTAAACGACGTTAATCCGTTTTTAATTGATCGCTATACCGATCATGCGCTTAAGGGCAACGACGCGGCCTATCGGAGATTTGATACGCTTGAAGGACGCGCGGACCTAGCGCGGCGCTACTATGCTTATCTGGTTACTGGAGTGACCCCTGCGGCGCGCAAGCTGCCTAATCTAAAGGTGGTGGCTTAGCCGTCACCTAACGGCTGCCTTTGGATCATGGTTCGCCAATACATACCGTCTTTTTTTAATAGACAGTGTGTGTGCTTTTCCAAACCGGTTTCAGCAATGTGTGTAAAGCTAAATGCAGAAAGTTCGGCATTATCAATCAGAGTGACACGATCCCGTGTGAAGTCATTGTTTTCCGCGCGAACACTCGGCCATAGTTCGATTAATTGGTCGCGATCTTTCATGCCGTAATCATCTAAATGTACAAGCTCAGGATGCAAACTTTCTGTTAGCCATTGCTCGTCCCAAGTGTCGTACGCTTTATACAAATCTTCGATGCGTGGTCTCATCGACTTAATTATTAGATAAACGTTGATTAAGTGTCTCGGGTAACGACCGAACCGTCACTGCAAACTTTGCGATGGCAAATCTCTGCCTCCATAGGAAAGCATTCGTCTCATAAAAAGCCCAAACGATAAGGGTGAAAACCAATGCTGACAAAATAATTTGTGACATGGTTAGCGTTGCAGCGCACATTTGAGAAACTCCATTACGAAAGCTTGTGAGTAATCCTATAATGACAATTTCCAAGAACATCAAATGCGAGCAACAGTTAAATTAGCTTAATTTACTTTTTTAGAAGCAGCATAGCTATTTCTTTACCAACTTCTGGGTGATCAAAAAACGGTAATTCTCTGCAAATAGTCGCAAGGTGTTTTGGATTTTTAGTTTCTTGGTAACTGCGCCACTGCTCCGACACTAACGTCTTGCGCTGCTCATATTGAGTAGGTTGTTCTGCAGGCGGTTGTTCTTCTGCAGATTTACTAAAAATTTTATCCCATCCTGACCGATATTGCGGAGTTGAAACGCTAGAAAAGTGACTAATGGAAGCCTGTGACGCGGATTTGGGTGCATCACTTTTCTTTGCAGGTTCTGCAGAATTACTGATTATTTCTTTTGCCGTGCTTTCAGCACTTGATGTAGCGGTTTCCACTTTGGAAGTGGATGTTTTGGATGCATCGCTTTTTGCGTCAGTTTGCCTTGTCTCTGCTTTAACACTTTTGCCTTTTTCGCTCATAGCGACCCCACTGTAAAACTTTTACGATCTTTTATAGCCCACTGCCAAATTATGGTTGGTTGCACAAGTATCTCCGCTGCAGCATTCCATAATATTGGATTTACAAAATGCGCAGGCTTCATGACTATGCACAACAATTGTCTGCAGCGGAGCCGCGCAGCGCGGACAGCGTTGGATATTAGCGTTGGCTGGGTGCGGGTGGTTATCCATCAATCTTCCTGCATTATCTCTCATTCTCTTAGCGCAAAATATTCATGCATGTCTTGAGGCGCTAAACGCATTCAATTCGTTTTTTGCAGAAACAAAGCGATTTCCTATAACAACAGAAGTGTTTGAGGGGTGCAAAACATCAAACAAAACTTCGGTCTCACTTAGGTTAATGACGCTGGTCGAAATGGGTTATCTTGGAGCCTATCAGAAAGGCAACAAATTCATTTGGTGCAACCGCGCTGAAGCAGATCGTTTACAAACCATAATCGAAAGGAACTCAAAATGAGCAGCAATCGTTAAGAGGGACACAATTTTTTTAAATGTCTTTGCGTCACTCTGACATGTAATAGCTTCCTTGGGGGTCAGGTGCAACGGTGACTGGAGTGCACTGGGACTGACTTTTTATGTAGCCAACAGGGAAAGATAGTGGCCTACCCCCACCAAATTAAGCGCTCTGGGAACATTGGGTTTAGCCGCCCAAGATAGGGAAAATATTTATGAGAAATCAATGCACTTGCGGGCGCTCGCTCACGGATAGCTGTGTGGGATGGGGCGATCTATCTCATTCAGAATGGCAAACAAGAAAGCTGATTGTTGAAGCGCAACTTGCGGCTAAAGAAGTGCATCAAGAGGTTGTGCGCCTAATATTTCCCGATGGTGATTTTTAAATTAAGAAAACTTCAGTCTCAAAGAGATTAATAAATAAGCAAACAGTAAATATGGAATGCTGGTGACGCTGCGTAATCCACCACTGCAAAAACTATACATTAAGATAAAACTTGCATGGTTATCTCAGTTCCATGCGAAAGACGTCTGTTCCCTCAGCGTCTTTTTAGTTAGAACCTCGGGCTGGCGTTTTACCTCATTGTCGTCAGCCTATTTTTTCAAAGCATTTGGATTGCAGATTTTAGCGTTTCCTTGTTTCGCCGCGTCCAACCACGTCCAAACGTCTTAAAGTGCGAAAGCCCCTCGTAAAACTTCTGGCGGCTGTTGTGTAGCTTTCCAATGGTCTCCGCGGCTTCATAGTTTGCAACAGCCTGCAGTGTCTTGGGTCCTATGGTACCATCTTGCTTTGCGCCCACAATCTTTTGCAGCGCCTTAGCCGCCCTGCCCGATCCAGAATTAACAGCCCAATCCAGCATCGCCCAATCCAAGCCCGCTGGTAAATCGTCAAAGCAAACTGCATCGGCGTAATTCTTCCGGTAAATCGGCTTCACATCTTCCGGCGTAAGATTGCGCATTTCATCCATAGAAACATGGCGGCCAAGATATTCTTGTAGCGTGCGTTTTGTAACTCCGAGGTTGGTTGCCCCGCCGGGATCTTCAGGATGATTTACAAAGCCACCTTCATGCGCCAGCAGCATCTTAAAGCATTTATCAAAGTTTTTCCTCATTTTGCGATCCTTTTGCTTTTCTCCCAGCTGCGCATTCCAGCCAGACCAAGCATCCCCGTAAGGACAGGCAACATTGTGGACATATCGGCCTGTGGAACCACAAACCCAAATCCAGCAGCGATAGGAGAGATTAGAAAATTTACGGCTAGGCCAAGCACACAGACATACCCGCACAGTGGCCGCCACGAGGCTTGAAACCAATTTCCAGCGGCCTCCGCCCGATTTACTTCGATCTGCGCGACAGCGAGCGCCTGTGCGTGACGGTCGGCCATCGTAGATATTTCATGCGCTAAGCGCGCAGCTTCATCCTTGTCTGGCACCACTTTGTTAATAATACCAGTCACTGGGCCTATCAGGCCGCTAAGTAATTCTTTCATTTTGGGAGCCTTGGGTTAGGATCTTGCTATTAAAAATTTTTAAAAGGAAAAACAAAATGCCAAGCATGTTAGTCACAGTAAAAATCTCAAAAGGCTTTGAAACTTGGACCAAGATGGCAAAGTCTTTAGAGAAAGAAGCTGGAGAAGAAGGTGCAAAAGTTATTTGGGCTGCAGCCAATCCTGACGAAACGTCGATTTATTTAATGATGGATGTTCCAAACCCTGAGTTCATGCAGACATTTGGGCTTAGAGAAGATGTCAAAAAAGCTCGTGAAGAAGCAGGCGCTGATGTCTCATCGACCACAATTATTACGCCAATCGGTGATTACTGGTTAGGTTAACGCCTATTTCTCATGCCCCAGCCAAACGGCAAAGGCACCTGTCATGGCACCCGTCACGGTCGCGGTAAGCGCGGTGGCTTGGGATGTCATGGCCTCTGGCGGCAGCGTCATAAACCAGTTTAAGACATCCAGATATGCGTAGCACATCACCGCCATCATAACGCGCGGCAGTAGTTTCCACGCCAGTATGCGTTCCATTGCTATGGTCATTTTTTGCCTCTATGATTTTGGAAAGTTTTAAAAGGGAAATTAAGATGTCAGAAGCTGTTTGGTCAGTAGTGAAGTTTCACGTCAAGGAAGGCTGTGAAGAGGAATTTCTGGCTGCATTAGCTTTGAGAAATGAGACAGCAAAAAAATTATATGAAGAGATCATAACTATTCAAATTGACCCAAATAACTATTTAGGGATGGTGAAAAATACAAACGTAGATGCAGCAGTCGGAGTTCAGATGGACGGTCTGGATTGGCTAGACAGCGTTGAACATCTGCTTGTTCACAATGATGAGGGAAGTCGCACTGAATGGTCACTTTCCGGTTTTGAAATAAACTTTTAGCATTACTTTAAGCCTCGTAAAAACTCAGTAAAAAAATACAGCAAGGCAAAACCGCCTATGCTTAGCGCAGTAATCAAACCCCATGAAACATAGCGGATCGTTGCTGCTATTTGGCGCTGCCTTGCCTCGGCTTCCTTCTTGCGCTGGACACGCATTTTAGCCTCAAAATCGATGAACTTATCCCAAGTGCCGGGCTTTGCGTATAAGCGGCAGAGGCTTTCCAATTCTTTGCGCTTTTCTGATATTTGTTGAAGCGCTAGAAATTCATCAAAGTCATCAGCTGACTTGCCCATGACATTGGAAAACAGGCCGTTCTTTTTGCGGTTTCACCGCGCTTTTAATTCTTCCTCTGCACCAACCAAGTTTTTGAGCGGGGCCAAATCATCGGAGGTTTCTTTGCCGTTGGCCGTGAATTTTCTGATTATTACATATTAGGCGTTGGTCGCTACCAGCTTCGCCAGTATCGGATTGTCTCTCTAATTTTAAAAAATTGAAATTCTCATAAAAGCCGTTATTTCAGGAACCGTTTAAAATGAAAGGTCAAAATTCATGCACATTTCTGAAAAACATATAGAGGCCCACATTTCTAACCTGCGGGGCCGTCTTAACTACGAGACAAAAAAAAGCAACAAAGCGCGGCTTTCCTACACTCCACGATTACATCAGAGACAAACTGACAAAAGAAACTGAAAAACAAGAACATCCGCTTCAGGTAACGCCGAAAATAAAGCGGAAAACAATAAAGCCAATCAAAAAGATAGCAGCGCCTGCCAGTTGACGTGGCTGCTGCCCTTAATAATTGTTTTGAAATATAAGTTAAGCTAGCATCGCATTAACCCTTTAATTTTGTCGAAAATTTGACCGATTTCATAGTTGGCCTATTTTTATGAATTAGGAGATGGGCAGAAATGCAATACACATTTTACTACGTTTCAATTTTTGTGATGTTGCTAACGTTGCTAATTCACATTCAGTTTATTACAGCGCCAATGATATTCGTTCCAATCGGATTTCTTTTGTCCATCATTTTCATAGCAATTGGGATAATTTTAGCCATGAAAACTGAGGTCGATTTGGACTTCATGTTTCATAAAGACCCTGACGACAAAGACTAGGTAACGCTTGTGATCGCGCGCCTTGCACTCATATTACTTTTAGTTGGTTTATCAGCCTGTCAGATGAAATCGTTTAGCATTGGTGCAAACTCAAGTGGAAGTCGAAGCGCGTCTATATCGTACTAAGCCTTATTTCTTCCTGAGCACCTGCTCAATATTATCAGGCTTAACCGCTATGGATCGTAGCGCCTCTTTAACGTCTTTCACTTCACGATCGTGAGCTTGTTTATTGGACATTATTTTTTAATTTAAAAAAGCAATATCAGAATTATACCTGATGAATTAAACTTGCATTATCCTCCACTCGCATCTCATATGAGGTGGACATCCAGCTTTCACGGTTTTCAATTTTGTTATTCCTCTTCAGCGTTTGGCTGGCTTCCAATCGGCACAGTCGCGCCTTGGATCAGTAGGTCATCGCCATTTTGACGGGGTTCTAATTCTTCCAAATCCCGCACCTCGTTTGGCGTCTTAATGCCGTTCTGGATCGCGGTCGCGTGAGCTTCCATGCGGGTTTTTAAATCGCCGCGCAGTAAGCTATCCACGTTAAAGCGAACGCTCAGATCGCTCTCGCGGCCAAATAACTTAAGGTTCATTTCCTGCTCGGCCTGCTCAATCCAGCGCCGCAACGTATGCTTTACGAAATGTAAGTCTTGCTGCTCAACATTACTGAACGTGCCAGTTGATAAATCCTGCAGAAACACAGGTGGCAGTGAATATATCCGCGCCACTTGCTCAATGCAGAATTTCTGCAACTCGATCAGCTGCATTTCCTCTGGCGAAAACCCGATGGATTTTAGCTCATGCCCTGCTGGTAATGCCATGACAGGGCGACCCTCACGTGCCAATTTGATCGTGGCATTGGCAACATCCTCTGATGCGCGCTGAGCTGCTGCCCCACTGGCAAACGGGCCTTGCAGCGCCACTGGTGGAATACCGCCAGATTGGAATGCTTTTGATCCGTAGCGCGATGATGCAATTGCCAGCCCAATGACGTCCTTGTTAGTCATGATTGGGCCGCGCACATCGATCATATTGTGTTTAAGCATGAAGCTCAGATCGATGATCTCTGTAGCTTCATAGATCGCAGTTTTGGTTCTGTAGCCTTTTGTCGGATAGCCTTGCTCGCTGGTCTTGGAGTACACGCTAAGATCAGTTGGATCGAGCGGCACCAAGTCGGTAATGACGCCCTGCCCGTTCCGCACAATCAGCGTAACAGATCGGCCACCCGTTAGTGTTTGCTCAAAGCTGTATTTGCGCCACGCAAAGCTGCTCAGAGAGGGGTTTACGGCTCGATCCAGCCAAGTACCCATCCCGTCAGTTACGCGCTCTGTGCCACTCTGTGTGCGCCGCATAACCTCCAGTGGTAAGCTGGCTAAAGTGCCGCTGATAAAGTTGACCGCAGCCCAGATGGCTGGAACGCCCAACGCGCTTTCAACGTTTACGACAACGCCTGAGCTAGAGTTAAAATCGCCCCACCCCATTAGGTGCAGAAAGTTATCGGCAGACACAGGGATATTAGGGTTTTCGAGTGACCGTTGTTCCGTCTTTATAAATCTGTCGAACATGCCCATAGTGGTCACACCTTTTTACGTCAGGAAAATAGTAAATATGAAACCGACCAATGTTGTTTCGATGGATTTCAAGTCTGCTCAAGCCATGAAGGATTTTATTGAGATGTATGAGCGCGATGCTCCGTCATTATATCCACAGGCTGAATTACTTGTGTTGGTTGTAACAGATGAAGCAAGCCTCATCGCGATTGCTGCATACCCCACAGAGCACGACAGGTTAGCTGCACAAAAAACCGCAGAAGAACGTGTTAAAGGCCATTTCGCTCCGTTATTTGAAGAAAGCTTTAGGCTGCTCGGCGATATGGTTGTGCAGCACCGTCCAAGTACAATATTTTAGCCTTTCTCGCTTTATCCGAACATCGGCCTACATGTGTTAACAGCCGTGGTTGGGAACCAAAGGCACTACACGGCCAGTTTAAATTCGGGATCATCCCATGGACTGGTTGCACTAACGATTTCGTCGGCAGACATAACTCCAAGCGCCATTGCCAATGCTACGAGGCCGTCAATTTTAGAATACGACTTAGACTTGTGCAGTTTGCGGTTGCCCGCAGGATCGCTTTGCACAACTGCTCCAGCTGCGCACATGTTAAGGATCGGGTTGCCGCCGTGGCGCAGCTTGCGCTCTGCAACATGTTGCTCAACCTTATCGACTGCTGGCGACATATCTCGAAAGCCTTGGCCAAACGGCTGCATCGGAATGTCGCTGCCGATCTTTTCTAGCTCGCGCCTTAAATCATTGATGCGCCACCTGTCATAGGCCAGCAGCTGCAGCTGATATTCTTCGGCTATCTCTGCCACCGTTCTGGCGATCACCTCTGGCTGAATAACTGGCCCTGCTATCGTGGTTAGATAACCTTGGTCGGCCCATGTATCCCACGGCACCTTTTCGCTCCGTGCCTTATCCCTCAGCCCGTCCTCTGGCAGCCAGAAATGCGGAACAACGTGCAGCTGGTCATCTTTTGGAAATACCAAGACCAGCGCAGTTAAATCTCGACTTGCCGAAAGATCGAGGCCAGCAAAACAAACATCACCAGCCTCGACAAGTGCAGGAGAACAACACGCCTCCCATTCTGCGCGTGACAGAAACGGAGACTGAGCCTCGATCCGCTGATTGAGGAATAACCAGCGAAAGGAGTTTGCTTTTGCCGGGAGCCTTTCAGCTTGCTTGGCAAAATCCTTCATATCTTGTTTTGAGCGAAACTTACCCAGTGCAGGGTTCGCTATTTTCCACGCTTTCTGGTCAGAAAGTTCGCAATCTTTCGGAGCCGAATAAACGTGCGAAACAATGCGCCGATCTTTTGCAGCCGCCGCGTCATCCAACCAAATGCTAAAGAGGTCAGCATCCGTGGCAGCTTGCGTAGAAATCGCGATAAGTAACGGGTTAGCATGTGCGCCCTGTGCAGTTTCGATTGCTTCAATAAACGCATCGTGTGGGCCGCGTACTTGCCCCACCTCATCTAAGATGGCCAAGACGGGTGAGAGCCCGTGCGCAGTCCCGCTCTCTGCGCTTATGGCTTTAAATTCAACATTACAAATTAAACCGACCAACATCTTTTGCGATGGAACGATCCGCACAATCTTTGACAGATCAGGCGACAGTCTGACCATTTTTTCAGCGAGTTTAAAAACCAAGCTGGCCTGATCGCGTGATCTAGCACCGCTGATGATCTGGCTATTTTGCCTTGCTTCTGGCCCAACTAAATGCGCCAGCAGTATGGCTGCGATCAGCGCAGACTTGCCGTTCTTTCTAGCCACCGACAGATAAGCGCGACTGGTGCCATGCGGGTTATCAAACACATCCAGAATAAACTTGCGCTGAAACTTCATGAGCTTGATTGGCTGACCAACTTGAGCGCCTTCTGGGATTAGGCAGTAATGCTCAATGAATGCGCATATTTTTTGGCCTCGTGTCATACTAATATCACCTTCCGTTGCGTAAGTATTGACGCGCACAAGATACTTTTGGTTGTCTGTATTTGCTGGCAAAGGAGAGAAAAATGTTTGTGACTTTTACTGATTGGGAATTTGACGGAAACGTCGAAAATGCTTCAGAAAACGCGAGAAATTTTTGGCCTCAAATGAAGGCAGCAGGTGCGCAACAAATGCGTGCCACTGTAACAGGTACTAATTCAATTAGAACGATGACAACGTGGAACAGTAAAGAAGAGTGTGAAGCAGCTTTAAATCAAATTAGAGCATCGGCTTCAGACGCCGCCAGTATGAAAGTAGTTGGTACCGCTGCTGGTGAACTTGCACTTACTCTGGACTAATTCATCGGTTGGGCACTCAGCCCCTCAACACCTATATAAAGGAGACATAAGATGAACGTATTTATGCACGGAACAGTAGAAGCTGGTTTTGATCTTTTAAAAGCTAAAATTGAAGGCGATATGGCAGGTCCAGCAGGAGAATTTGTTGATGAATATCGCCTCGCTCATCTTGGTAATGGTGAAATTATGTTTTGCGCACAGGTGAATGACTTTGAAAAAATGGGGGCATTCATGAGTGACCCTGCCGAAGTGCAGTGGGACAAAGACCACGGTTGTGTTTACAAAGTTTATTCAGTCGAAGAAATGCAGGATTAATTTATAGGCGGAGCGATCAGCCCCTCAACACCGACATCCCTCAAAGCTGCTCTAGCCTCGAAGCGAAAAAAGGAGAATTTAATGTTTGCCACATTTACTGATTGGACTTCGGACGAACCAAAAGCATTTGCTGAAAGCGCGCACGAGCTATGGCCGAGCATGAAAGAGGCTGGCGCGGTGAATATGCGAATTGTTCAAACAAGCGATAAAGATGTGCGCACTATGACGATGTGGCCAGATGCTGAAACTGCGCTAATGGCCATTCAAGCAATTTCAACTGTGGGCACTTCCTCAACTGGTATTGAGCCGGTGGGAGGCGCTAAAGGCGCAGTTTTAGCGGAGTTTAATTAATAGGCTGAGCGATCAGCCCCTCAACACCGACATCCCTCAAAGCTGCTCTAGCCTCACCCTCAACCTTAGCCGATCCATTGATTGTGCGTGGATCAGAGGCTGTTTGGTTTAGCGACATTGATCGGATAACCGCCAACTGTCGCCGCTCCAGCGTATCGATCACCGATAGAAATGGGTTTGGAATTGGCGTCCCGCGCTTATTCTCAATCATCATACCCATGGCATCCAGCTCAATCTGAGCAGCGCGGATGTCCGCTTCCATCTTTACAATTTTCGCCAGCAAGATCAGGTCCATATCACGCCAATCTGACCTCGCGCGGGCGCGGGTGAACTGGTGCCAAATTATCAGCTCAGCCTCGCTGCGCAGTTCCACACCAGCAGGCAATGGGATGCGATCATTAATGGCACCAACAAAGCCTGCCACCGCTGAGGTCGCACTGTTTTTGTCAGATCGTTTTTTCATTTAAAACACACCATTTGGAGATTTAGCAAATTTGTGATACAAGATATTGGGGCAGTACCCCTCCCATGCGAGCCCCAACAAACTGCCCGAGTGTCAAAGTTGTCCTCATTCCTTTGATGCGCGGGCATTTTTCTTTGCATCATTTTCGTCCTAATTTTTTCGTAAACGCAAAGAAAGTTTGATGTGGACGCCGGTTTCTTGATCGTCGCTTTTAGCGATTTGACCACCCCCCGCCGTTTGTGATCCAAGCGCCGATTTCTGGCGTATCATTTTTGTAGTTAGGAGATAAGCTATGTCTGCACATCGTGACTTCCTTCAGTTTGAAACTGTCCTTTCTTACTGCTTCACCAAAACGCGTAGTAATGACTATGATCAAGCAATGCACTATGGTCGGCTGAGCGGTTTCTTTACCGACGCTAATAAATTAACGCCGACTGGAAGCCGCATGGCGGTGTTTCTATTCGATGATTGCAAAGCCGCGTAACTGACTAAACGCTCGGATGCTTTGGGTCGCTAGGCCACCCCTCAGCTCAGATTGCAGCGTAGTGACCCTACGTCTAGTTTGACCTAAATCCCGCATTGGATAACCTGTTAACTTGAACACAACAGGAAGGGGATGCTTATGAATTATGCATTTCATATAGACTTGGGCGATATGGCCTATGAAACTTGGTACGAGATGTACACCAAGCCCGAGAGTGCTCAAAAGCGCGCAGGTTGGTGGGGTCCAGAACACATTGGGAAAAGCGGCCCAAGCAGCGTCGTTGTGCTGGCTCAAGTAAGTGATGAAGAAAAACTTACAGAACATATGAAGTTTGTTAGAGAAATGGCTTCAAAAATGGGTATGCACCATACAATTTACAAGCTAGCGCCTGACAGCAGATAAATTTAATCGACGCTCGGATGCTTTGGATCGCTGGGCCAGCCATCAGCACCGATTGTCGTGTCATATCCCAACGCCTCTTCCGATTGGATCGCGCCTGAGTGACAGCGCCAGCATACGCTTTCAAGGTTGGCAGGATCGTTGAACAAGGTCAGGTCGCCTTTATGCGGCTGGATGTGATGCACGACTGCTGAGCGGGGATCAGAGCGTCCGTTCGTTAGGGTTACTTCGCACCGCTGGCATCGGTAGCCATCGCGCGTCAGGATCGTGCCGCGCAGCTGCTTCCAGCTTTTGGTGTAGTACAGTTTGCGATATTCATCAGCGGTGGTTGAGCGTTTATTCATAGCAAAAAGGTGTGTGTAGCGACTGGGAGTAGCGGTCGCCACACTAAGCAACGACCCCGAAGGGTGCATGGGTCGTTTATCGAGCAGTACAAGGAAGGACGAACTGGACGTAACTTTTCCAATTCTATGGAAAATCTCACGATAGTCTCACGTTTTATCAACCCCCTAGTTGCGATAACTGCATTATTTTTTCCCAGACGTCTGAACAGGCGTCTTTTTGGGCCTTCCATAGCTGCTGATAGTTCAACCCAGTAAGCTCCTGCACGGCCCTTGGACGCATACCAGACGCCTTGAGATACACCGCGCGCTTAAGCCGTTTGCGGTCGCCTTTCTCGATCAGAGCAACGTGATGCCACAGCTCAAGCATGATCTCAGCGCGGGTAATTTGCTTTGCGCTAGGACGCGGTGCTTTGGTTTCGTCAGAGGGTAGGTTTTCAATTTCGCCCTTGAGGTACGCGCTGACCATCTGCCAAACCGTGACCTCATCCACGCCATCGGGCAGCGCAGACTTGGCAGGAAAGCCAGAGCGTGGTGGCGCGGCATAAGCGGCGCGGGATACGAATGCCGCCTCTCGTAGTAGCTCCCAGACGATGTGGGTGTGATCTACGGTGATGCCCTGCTTGGCGTTTTGCTCTGCTGCCCGTGTGCCGTCGCGAATGGTGCTATGCCAATCGTGGTTGCGCAGCCTGATGAGTTTTTCTTCTGTCAGCATTACGGCACCATCGGAAAGTAAATTCTAGCTTTTCCCTTCTGCCCCACTAGAACGTGGCCGCGCTTTGTGAGTGTTCGCAGCGCCATGGTGAAATCGGCGTGGCCAAAGTTCACCAAGTCAAAAAGCTGGTTGGTGGCAATGCCGGGATTGTCTTTGATCAGGTAAAGCAAATCCTGCGTCCGATCTGGTTGCTTGTATTTCTGCACCTTCAACTTCCCGTCGCAGGGCAGCGGTGGGCGTTTACGCAGGATGGCCTGCTCGCGTTCAAAATCCAGCATTGCGGATGCCAGCCGATGCTCATCCATTTTTATTCTCCAAAATAAATTTGCGATTAAGGATGAGGCCGATCTGAGCCTCGTTCCATTTCTTGAAATCTTGGCGCAGCACCCGCCGCCGATTTGCGAGGCCATTCAGCTCATCAATAGAGGTGATGGACTGCAAAGCTTTCTCAAAATCTCTTTCACCCAAATCTGCCCAATCAGCGAACGGCGCGTCACCCGCATTCATACGTCCCCCTAAAGGGGGACTTGTATGGAGTTCCGCTGTCGCGTGGTCTTCGCTGCGAAACGCACCATCATTTTGCTTCGCATGAATTTTCTAAATCATTGATTTTAAACCATTATATAAATCTTGGGCTTCGCTTTTGCTTCGCTTTTTACATCTCCAAAACCCTCAAAAACGAAGCCATTATCCGACGCTTCGCAAAATGCTTCGTTCGTTACAGATGCAGACGGGAAATGACGGTAATGGTCAGACCCATCAAACTTTACCCGCACGGATGCATTTGGATACGCATCTAGCAAATCTTGTATGATGGGGAGATTATGATCGCGGAAAGTCATCAATTCTCCCCGCTTCAATAGCTTCTTTGACCCACTTTTGAGCGGTCCGTTTGGTCTTGTTTGAGGCGATATAAACCTCGGTTACTAAGTCCGCTCTTTTGACCTCACCCTTGCGCCGCAGCTTGCGATCTTCATCCTCAACAAGGGCCATTGGGTTAATCGTATTGTCAGGCTCTTGGCTCGCTGGGCCACGCAGCTCAGGCACCAGCGTATCGATCTCAACCATATCCTCATCGCAGACGCCAAGCCCCACTGTGATCATGTCAAACACGAATGGTTCACCCAGCGAAGCATCCTTCATTTTGGTGCTGGTAAATAGCGTACCGGGCCGCAAACCTTCCTCTTCAAAAGGCTCAACACGGAACTCATGATCAACTGCAGCAGGCAGCTCAGAGGCTCCCCTAGCGCGATGCTGAGCGGCTTCGGAATGGCCAGTGTGATGCACCAACAGGACCGCGCATTTGTATTGCTGGATCACTGCTGTAAGCGATACGATTAGCTTGTTTATATCCGCGCCAGACTTTTCATCAGCCGCGCCAAGCGCCCGCGCCAGCGTATCCACAACGATTAAATTGGGGGTGCCATCGATGCTAATGCGCTCATCAATATACGCGATCAGCGCGGCAATATCCGCGTCATCGGTTAAGGTCAGGGGCCGCTCATTGCCATATAGCGGTACGTCCTTAAGGCTCTGCTGATTGTACTTTTCCCAACCTTTGAGCCGCCGATTTAGCCCACCATGACCCTCGCCGCATATGATCAGCACCGCGCCCTGCTTAACCCTATTCCCGTGCCAATCCTTGCCAGTGGCAATGCAGCAAGCCAGATCATAAACGAGAAAGGATTTCTTTGCGCCAGATGGACCAAAGACCATGGCAAAAGTGCCTTCCTCAATGTGAGATTTCACCAACCAGACAGGCGGCGTCACATCGTCCAGCCCAATGCGCTTAAAAAGCGGCGTAGCGGTTTCAGGCTCTGCTTTAAATTCAAGTATGTTTGATGGCCGAGTATTTAGCTTAAGCAACCCAGCCGCGTCTTTCACGGCCTTGTAGGCTTGAATTTTAGCTGGACGCGGTTCGCGAACGCTGTCACTGATAATCATCTTAAGTCTCCATCTGGTGGCACCCATGCTGGATGCGGTTTGATGAAGATGAATTTGGACGATTTTAAATTAATGATCAGCGTAATCAGAGGGTTATCTGCTGGTCTTAAATAAGGACAAAGTGGTTGCTCTTAGGTTGCCTTATGGTCACTTTTTTGACAAAGCACTCATGATCGCAATGGCTTAGCTCCGCAGAAGAAAAACCAAAAAAAACGCCCCAAAGGGCGCTCTTGATAACGATTGGCTCTCAGGTTAAGCCAGAATTGCAAAAGGGAGACTTCAATGAGCCTATTCAACAAATGGTGGGATGCAGCCAACTCAAAAGATAGAAATAAAATGGCTGAGTTATTAGACGACGACTTCATCTTCGTTAGACATAATAATGGTGAGGAATGGGATAAGTCTCAGTTTCTCGATGTCATGTTGACGGGTGTCAGAGATAAAACGGGATCAGAGAATAGACGTTTGATCTATGAGAACGACGATATTGTAGTTAGCCATTCAATATTAGATGGCCCAAGTGGTCGGAATGCCGTGATGTTAGTGCGCCTAGTTAAAGACGGAAAGTTTATCAGAGCGGAAACGGGGACCACCCCATTACCCGCAAAGTAATTGGGTGTTGGCACATTTAACGGTGGATCTTTGATATTCCCATCAGCCGCATAGCCAAATCGGCATAATCCTCTAGCGAAAGATCAGCGGTGCCAAACGGGATCAGCTCATAGCCACCGTGCGCGCACCCTATAACACTCAGAGGAACGCGACAGCGCGGCGCTGTGCGGCCATTCTGCCAAATGACGCTTGGCCACCTATCAGATTTAAATGCCGTTCTGCAGGCTTGCTCCCACGCCCCTGCCGGGATGCTGTTACCTTGGGAGCGATATTTGTTTTCGATCACAAACGGCCACCTATCATCGCTGCACAATAGATCACCCAAATGATCGGCCTCGCGCCGTTGCTCTAGGTTACGCTCGAACGTAAAGCATGTCAGCTCGCCAAGGCACTTGCCTTGCTTGCGCTCATGATAACCGCCCTTACGCTGATTGCTGCGCCCTCGCGCTGATGCACTAACCACGGGCTGCCAGTGCCTTCTGCTCAAACGCTTCGATCTCCTGCAGGCACCAGCGCGACCAGCGCGGCGTAATCTTAACAGGACGCGGGAATTGGGGATTGTTGCGCGCTTGGGTCCAGACCCATTGACGGGTGCTGCCAAATCGTGTGCCGACTTCTCTGTCGGAAAGCCAAATTTTATCTGTCATCTTTTTCCTCGTATTGACTCAAGATGACGGCAAATTTTCGGATCGTCTCATAGCCGCGCAAGCCCCTAGTTGCGATAATTAGAACGAGTTTTACGCAAGGTCAGTCTTGGCAACTGCTAAATTGAACAGCAAGCTCACGCGGCAATTTATGATCAAGATGAGAGGAAATTCAGATGGCGATTATTGCAATGTGCATGCCCATATTGGCTGGTAAAAAAGAAAAGTGGCAAGCAATGATGGACCAAGTAACTAATGATCCAAACTTTGCAGCATCAAGAGAAAATGCAGGCGTACACGAAAGATCATTTCTGCAAGAAACACCAGCTGGTGATTTTGTAATCTTAACCTTCGAGGGAGATGACCCTGAAGCGAGTTTTGCTAAGATAATGCAAAACATGCCAGCAGACTTTGCGGAATTTGCAAAAGATGTACACGGGTTAGATGTTAATTCTCCGCCTCCACCAATGCCAAAACTAGTTTTGGACACCAGAGGTTAAAAAAAAGCCCCCGCAAAGCATATCTGTGGGGGCTGAAAGCAGTGACGTTGGGAAAGTATTGAAATGAACCTGTAGAGCAAACATGGTTATTGGGCGAAAAAGGAGAGTAATCATGTCCATGTTTGACAAAATCAAACCAAGAAATAGAGAAGCAATTGAAGCCCACTTAAGTGACAATTTTATAGGTCGAAGTATTGCGCACGACACGACCTATGACAAAGCGGGTGTGCTCGAATATGCAGCTACTGCAGAAACTGAACGCTACGAATTGCTATTGGAAACGGAAACCAAGTTGGTTTGTCAGGGAATAGATGTAACAGAAGAAGGTCGCTTTCCAGTAATGGATGTTTGGACACATGATGGCAGTAAAATTACTTCTTGCGATTTTCTTTTTGGACGAATGGGCGAGATATAAAAAAAGCCCCCGCAGAATTAACTGTGGGGGCTGTAAGAACAGTATCTGAGGGCAGGTAGGAACCGAGATACTTTCGTCTTGCAAAGTTTAGGCGTTGAGAACAAAAGAAGAACATGAGGCTGCTTTGGTCAATACGAAATAATCACATCGTTCTGAATTGTAGGTGCGGACACGTTGGAATTATCGCTGTGCAGGAGCTTATTGATGTGCTGGGGGAAGATGTTGAGCTGGACGTGGTTGAGCGTTCTGCGCGGTGCAGCAGCTGCGGGTTCAAGCGTATATCGAGCGTGCAAATCATCTACGTTGGCGCAAGCGAATATGCGCTGCTGGGTGCAGATACCTAGCCAGAGGATGATGAGACTAAATAAATCCCGCAAACAAAACATTTTCGTTATGTCTTTTGTGCAACAAAATAAAAAGAGTACCTGAAGGAGTACCTGAAACAGATTTTATAAAGTTTTTTACAATAAAATCCGGATATTAATGGGGGTAAATGGCGGACATACAGTCCGTCATCTTATAACCCACTAAAGTCTAAAGGTATTCATTATATTGTTTATTATTAGTATGTTATTTCCTTTATTCATCTAAGCACTTCCAGTAAGATGCAACTAAATCTAAGATTTATTGGGGGGCCAAATGGGGGGCCATATGAAGCTGACCGCGAAGTTTGTTGAGCATGTAAATGAGGCTGGGAAGTACTATGACCAGCATGGTCTCTTCCTTCATGTGCGCCCAAGCGGTGCAAAGAAATGGCTGCAGCGGTATACCTTCCAAGGGCGCAGAAGGGAAATAGGTTTAGGCAGTGCCAAGATTGTATCAGTTGCCATCGCTCGTAGGAATGCACACCAAAACTTGGTGCTGGTCAGCGAAGGTATTGATCCCATCGCAGAAAAAAAACAGGACAGTATCATTCCAAAGTTTGAGGTAGCTGCTCGCAAAGTCTATGAAGAAAATCGCCCGACATGGCGCAACGCAAAACATGCAGCACAATTCATTACGACGTTAGAGACATATGCCTTCCCAGTCATTGGAAGCATGAGTGTGAAAGAGATTAACTCCAGTCACATTCTTAGAATACTTTCCCCTATCTGGGTTACAAAGGCAGAAACTGCCAAACGTGTCAGACAACGGCTATCAACTGTGTTCAAATACTGTGTTGCTCAGCAATGGCGCACGGATGATCCAGCGAATACGGCTATTATTGAAGCTTTACCCAGCCTAAAGAAAAGGAAGGTACAGCATAGAAAAAGCATAAGCTACAATGATGTTTCCGCTTTCATTGAAACCGTTTCAAATTCATCTGCGGGTAAAAGTACTAAACTTGGCCTTGAGTTCTTGATCCTGACAGCAACGCGCTCAGGCGAGGTCAGAAACGCTCGCTGGGATGAGGTAAACGGTTCTTTATGGACCATTCCCGCTGAGCGCATGAAAGCGGGTGTAGCCCACCGCATTCCCCTGCCCTTGCGCTGTGTGGAAATATTACAAGAAGCTAAAAAAATAAGCCAAGGGTCGGAATACATATTTGAAGGCAACAAACCCAATAAACCCCTGTCTGAGAATACGTTCAACAAACTCATGAAAGATCTGGATCTTGAGGTACACGCGCATGGATTCAGAACATCATTCAGGACTTGGACACAGGAGAAAACGAACTATCCACGAGAGATCGCAGAAGCCGCGCTAGCGCATTCCTTGCGCGATAAAGCAGAAGCAGCATACGCACGATCAGACTTGCTAGAGAAGCGAGCTGAAATGATGGAAGCGTGGGCGAATTTCATTTCAGCGTCTAAAGATAATATAATCTCGATAAGGGTATAAGTTTGAGCGAGCAATTTGAAGCTGCTGTTGAGGAGGCACAAGCTGAATTTCAGCGTCTGTATGACTGCGGCGCACTCCCGCATGGCTTGTTTCATATGTACCAATCAAGTCGTTTGGGAGTATTTGAGACGCAATTCGATTGGGAAATGAAACTCGCTGATTCAAAAGAGAATTACGATGCTTTCATTGCATTGAAAAGTTTTTGTGCGGAGCAAATACGGGTTCAAAACAAAATGCCCGAACGCTTAAGGTATTGGATAGCTGCCGTCATTGTTGACGCTATAACACCTCCAAAACGCAGAGGAGGTAGACCAAATGCAGAAAAAGAGTTTCGACTATTTCTTGCTCGCTTGATCTTTTTTATTGAAAAACGACATAACCTAAAACCCACCCGCAACGTCAGTTCTCCTGCAATCAGCGCATGTGACGCAGTAAGCGTTGCAATGAATACTTTGCCTGCGGCACGAGGATTAAAACCAAATTCTTTCAACGAATTGGCTAAGATATACGCAGAGGCCGAGAAGTCAGGAGCATTTGTAAGCTAAAAACCTACCCTTTTTTAACGTATGCAACGTCCAAATTTCATCGATATTTAAAAGATCATCTTAAACCTAAGAGGACACAAAGATGATTAAGAAAATATATCGACTTCCAGACGTGATGCATATGACTGGGCTATCGCGCTCCAGTATTTATCTGCGCATTTCCACAGATGAATTTCCTAAGCCAGTTAAGATCGGCCGCCGTGCCATTGGCTGGCCTGAGGAAAGCATCATTGCTTGGCAAGCTAAAATGATGGAGGCGCAAGATGAAAGTGCTTAGTGCCTCAGAAGTAGCTGCGAAGACTTCTATGTCAGTCTCCAATATTCGGCGAATGGTCCGCGAGGACAAGTTTCCAAAACCCTTCGCTCTCACCGAAAATAGATATGGATGGCTTGAATCCGATGTTGAGAATTGGATCAGCGAATGTGTTCGCAAGCACCACGCGGGAGGTAAATATGCCTGATAATTTTAACACCACGCACCTGCCGAATGGCGGGTGCAATTTTACCATTGCTGAGATACTCGATCTGATCTCTGCAAAATTCAAAGAACATGTGAAGTTTCAAGATGAGTCAGATGCAGATGCCTTGGCGCTATGGGTGGCAATGACTTATGTGATGGAGCATCTGGAAATTGCACCAATGGTTTATGTGACATCACCTGAACCTATGTGTGGCAAGTCGACAGTGATGAAATTGCTTAAGATTTTTTGCCATCGAGCTGAGATGGTTTCCAAGATCACACCAGCGGCGATTTATCGCCTGATTGAGCGCGACCAACCTACCCTTGTATTTGATGAAGCAGATCGTTTTCTTCGCGGGAATAGCGAACTGAATGGCATTATCAATGCTGGTCACGCTCGGTTTGAAGCTACAGTTATTATAAATAAAAAACTGCCTAATGGGAACTATGAACCTATCGAGTTTCCAGTGTGGTGTGCGAAAGCTATCGCTGGAATTGGCAAACAAGACGACACGCTTACAAGTCGTTCAATCGTTATCTCACTTCGCCGAAAACTTGTCTCCGAGACTGTCAAGCCGATCCGCTTCAATATGTTTCAGGAATATGAGTTTGTACGTGAAAGCCTTGTCGCGTGGGCAGCTTACTTTGAACCAATCAGTGAGCAAGAAATGGAACCCTTTTTGAAAGCAACGTCAGACCGTGGTACTGATAACTGGTTAGCTCTTGGCATCATCACCAAGCGTATCAACCCAGAATGGTTGCAGCGGGTTCAGGCTGCATTAGATGCGATTGAAGCGCGACAAAACGATAGTTTGCAGAGTGTAGGTTTGGAGCTTTTGAGCGATGTTCACGGTGTTGTTTCTGAATGCATTCGCCCAGAGTGGCCTTCAACTGATCTTTATAATGCAGTGGTGTTTAACGAAGAAACTGATTGGTCGATGTATAATCACGGGCAACCAATTACAAAGAAGAAGTTCACGCAAATGCTTGGCGACTTTGGGATCAAACCAACCAAACGAAGCAAGGCAAACGTCTTCTATGTTGCTGATCTTGAAGATGCCTTTGAACGCTACCTAACCCACACTTAGAAAAACGTTCCACATCCTCCACATGTTCCATCAGTGGAGGGTGTGGAAGGTGTGGAGGGTTTTTATTAAAGCACATTCACTATCTTCTTACATGATTGTAATCGCACTCAGGACATCCTCACTGGTAAGTCCAGCATTATCAAACTCAATCACCAATAAATCGTTTTCGCTCGATCCATAACTCAGGCTCAACTCACCACCAGAAAATTCTGCTGACTCCAGCTTAAACTGGCCAGCAATTGAGTTAAAAAAACTCAAAGTATCTCCTTCACTAGCATTAAAATCTTTTATTTTGTCTTGCGAAGAAGTGATTGAAAATTGAAACTCGTCCGCTCCTAAACCCCCTGTTAAGATATTATTTCCTGCACCGCCAAATATTACATCATTACCATCACCTGCATTGATAAACTCATTGCCATTTGAACCCCAAATTATATCGTTACCGGCACCTCCTTGAATAGTAATGGTTTGGTTTTCCAAAGAATAGTCAGGCGAAGTAAGATCAATTAGATCGTCCCCATCATTGGCATTTATCCTCTCAACGTGGTTCAACCGTTGCGCGCTATATTTTCCGAAACTATCCAACGCTAAAGATACTGACCCATTGAATGCAGAATAACTATCATGAAGAAAAAAAGCGTCATTCCCACCACCAAGTTCAACTGCGTCTGAACCCGCACCCCCATCTACAATAAAAGGGATTTTTTGATAGCCTTGTAACGCCACCTTCTCGTTAGTGCCGGTTTGGGACAACGAAGAAGCGTTGTGCGCGAAGTGGTATTCACCATAAGTTTCTATGCCGCTAATGCTTGAATTAGGCGGACTGAGGGTCAACGTGTCATCACCTGCACCACCTTCAAAAAGAAAGTTAGTTGGAATGTGCGTCAGAGTAACTTGCTCTGCTGCTTCGCTACCTAAAACTGTCAGTCTACCTTGAGACTCTATCGATGCTTTTTCAATACTTTCAAATGACAAATTAAATGTATCGATAGTCGCATCTTGAAGGATTTTTTTTCCTTTGATAACGCCTGTTCCAAAGTTAATGTTTATCGCATCTGAGAAATATTTATGCGACCAACTACTTTCCGGAATATCTTTAATTATAAGAATATCTTGGCCTGCACCACCCAAGACTTCCTGCGGCGAAGGTAACTCAGGTCCTCCCCAATCTTCAGGTACAAGTTTAAGCGTATCATATCCAAGGGACCAATCTTGAATTGCCTGTAGATCAATCAACTCTTCACCAAACAGTGTGAGCGAGTCATCTCCATCGCCCAGATCGAAACTGAGTTTCAAAACATCTTCAATTCGAGAAGCACCATTGAACTCGACATCATCGTTTAAAGAAGACCCGTTAATTTTATACGTCGAAATAATATTGGTCTTCGTTGAAATATCACCTTCTAAAATCGCTAACTTGTCGGAATCGTCGGAAACCAGACTAAAGGTGTCTATGCTCAAATCATCAAAATCATTGAAATCCAACGTTTCATTTGCGTAGATTTCAGAATCCTGAAAACGTTTTAATATGTCCAAGACGTCTCCAAGTGACCCCTCAGGAAATACTCCACCAAGCTCCATTTTAGCAGAGTCTAATTCAATGATAATCGTGTCTGAATTAACAGAAATTTCTGCGCGCTTGACATCAGAATCTAAAATTGAAAGTGCTTCTATATCGTATTTTTTAAAATAATTTACGAGTTCAATTCTCTCACTTTCAGATAAATTAAGAGGTGTTTTTTTGCTGTAGGTATAACTATTTTCAGGACCGTAGCTCCAAGTTTCTTCTACATTTAAAAAGTCTTCGATCTTTTGAAATTTACCAGCAAATTCAGAAAGCTCAGACAAACTTGTAGGGAGTCGACCAGAAAGTTGGAATGCGACTTGGCCGGTTTCAATTCGCCATTGATTAAGATTTCCGGTCAGGCTGAATATAGTGTTCCCACCATCAAAGATTTCAAACGATTGGAAGGACCCAGTAACCATCCCTTCATCAATTTGGGTTATTAGCTGATCAAGAGTAGACACTGAATTAATTTCAGAGGTCAACTTCAATCCATCCTGCTCATTACCCCATAAAACCCCTGTAGTAGTAATTGAGGTCGGGTTTCGCTCAGCAGCTATTGCCGCAGCGCTCGTACCGTCTCCAAAAGCGTCCAGCTCGGCCTCGTACATCAAAGTAGGCAAAGGACGGTCCGACCCCAAACCGTCAGCCCAAAAAAACTTTGCTACGTCGGCATCTTGCGCTTGAGCCTCAATCAATTCTGAGCTTATGTTTACGGTTAAGCTTCCCATGTCACACGCCAAAATAATTTCTGAATGAGACTTCAGAATACGAGGAAAAAGAAATTAGTAAATATATTTTAAATTTAAATTTATTTTTGATGTCGTGCTTGCTTCCACAACCCAGCATCGCAGGAGATGTTTCGTTTTTCGTCAGTCAGGGTGAGTTTGTCTATGATAAGCTAGCAATAGAGCATGCAATAAAAAGCTTTGTGGGATCTTCAGATAACGGTTTACAACTTATTAAAAGCTCCAACAACTTCTCTACATTTTTAAATCAAGTGGAAGATAGTTATCAGAATGAAGTTCAAATAATTTCGCCAAATCTGGCAAAGGGGATTTCCCTAAATTTTAATAAAAATATCAATCAGAGTCTGGAGACCTATTCTTCAATCGGCTACCAAAGAGGCCAGTCTGAATATTATCTACCAGATGGGTTAACTCCTTTCACAGATCCCATAGACATTAAGGGAAGATTTGAGGCAACAAAAATTGCTACGTCAATTTTAATTCGCCAGAAGATCTATAAGTTTGTTGACCTAAGATTGAGTGCAGGAGTGCATTTGACCGAATACTTGGTTGTTTCCAACGTACAATCAAACTTGCTCGACATTAAATCTCGCAAAAGGGGAAGTTTAGTGGGAAGTTCCCTTAGCTTTGCCTTAACTTATGGAGATAAAATAAAGTTCAAACCATCGATCATTTATGATGTTTATGAGGATCACTTTGCACAGGCTTATTACAGACTAGACCTCGAAAAAACGTTTTAA